TAGCAATGTCGCCATCAATTTTGTAGAAATATAGTTACCGATATGGAAAAGAAACAACCCCTTTGGGGTATCCCGGCGGGTAAACGAAAGAAACCCCCTACGCAGGTAAGCGAGGGGGTGTATCGTGGGTGTATTTCCCGGCAGGACTTAGTCCCATTGTACAGTCGATATGCGGTTTTGTCAAGAAAAAAGCTCTGTCAACCATATTTTTTATTTTTTTGTTGACTTATAGATATGTAAAGGTTATACTTGGGTTGTGGGGCTAGATAAATCTAGCACATCCCGACAATTTTCCTCTTGACTTGTGCTAACAGGGCGATGTAGGCTAAAGAAATCGGTCCCACATCTGTTAAAAAAGAACAAAATCCCATGTTTGAAGCATCCTTACTCGTTTGTTTAGCCATTTCTCCCGAAACGTGCAAGCAATTAAACGACACAAAAGGTCCATACAACACAGAAAACGAATGTAAAGCCCGTGTAGACGAAATGGCAGCATTTGCTACAGAAGCTAATCTGTTTGAATTGGACATAAAGTGGAAATGTGACGGACTAAAGGGACTGAAAGTCAGGTTTTATGAACCTTCTACCTCAACAGAAGCAAAAAGAACGACAGCTTACCCCACAACAGGACCGTTTTCTAGAAATTCTCTTTGAAAATGGCGGTCAGGTCACCGCAGCAGCGGTGGATGCGGGGTATTCCCGTGGGTCTGCCGCGTGGCTCAAGTCAACTTTAGCCGATGAGATCATTGAACGCACAAAAACCATCTTAGCTACCAACGCAATGAAGGCAGCTAACCGCGTGATCTCAACGATAGACAATCCCGCCCCAGAACGAGGTGACGATCTGCGCCTCAAAGCAGCCGAATCACTCCTCAATCGTGTCGGTGTAGCAAAACAAGAACAAATCAACCACAATGTAACCGCAATGCACGGAGTAGTCCTGCTACCCCCAAAGAAAGAGGTCGTGATCGATGGCTAGAAAACTAGATTATGCTAAAGATACATCCCGCCGTATGGCAAGTGCAAGAGAAGATGCAGCAGGACGATTCAAAAACCCTGCAGAAGTTAATCCGACTCTTCCAGCAATGAGAATACCGGATGCTCC